CACACAGCTGATGACGTGGCGGCTTTTGCTGGGCTATATCAAGTTTCGCAAGATTATTTATTAAATTATATATATACATCGCCAACGCCTACTGCCGAATCCGATTTGTTGTTAGAATCTGGTGATTTTATACTTTTAGAAACTGGAGATAAAATTATAATCTAATGGCAAAAAGTTTAAATATTGTTATCGGTGCGGATATTGAGAAACTTCGTGAAGGTTTTAATAAAGCCATTGAGGTAGTTCAAAAGAGCAGCAACAAAATGTCTGCCGAGGTTGCGAAGTCAGCCAAGGGAATGGAAGAGCGTTTGGCTGCAATTGCAACGCGCAACCCAACAATGGGAAGCGTAAGGCAGTTGACCCAATTAGCAATGGAAGCGAGGGCTTTGGGCCCAGAGTTTGCCAATGTTGCTAACGAAATCATCAAGCAAGCGGGGCGAATGAAGGATGCCATCGCTGACACACGCGGCGAGGTTTCTTATTTTGCAAGTGATACTAGACGTTTGGATGCTGTATTAGGTGGCGTTCAAGCGGTTTCGGGCGCATTCAGTGCAGTTCAAGGGGCAGCCGCATTATTTGGCGGAGAAAATAAAGCACTCCAGGAAACCATGGTTAAGTTGCAAGCTGCAATTGCTTTGGTTAATGGAGTAACAGCCGTGCAAAATGCACTACAAGCAGAAAGTGCATTAATGGTTGGTATACAAACGGCTGCAACCAAAGTGCAAGCTTATGTAATGGGGCAAGCAACATTGGCAGCGCGTGCTTATTCCGTTGCGTTGTTGGCAACTGGCGCAGGTGTAATTATTGCCGGATTGACATTAATTTATGAGGCTCTTTCTGATAATGCAGATGCTGCTCAAGCTGCGGAGGATGCGCAAAAAAAATACAATGATCGCTTAGAAGAAAGTAATAACAGGGCGGTCAAATTTGTAGAAAGGCAATTAAAATTCCGGGAAGAATTAGCAATTAAAGAAGCTCAACTAGCAGGTAAAAGCCAATTAGAAATTGAAAAGATTGAAGCGCAGTTTTTACAAAAAAGATTGAAAGCCTACAGATCAATGCAGAATGATATTAGCATTGATTCACAACTTTATAGCGATTTAACTCAACGAATTCAGGAAACTGAGAATGCTATAACTCTCAAAGGCTTAGATATTAAAATCACTGCATCCAAAGCTGCAAAGGCTCAAAGAAAAAAAGATCGTGATGCTGATTTGCAAGATGAAAAAAAGGCTTTAGAGGAAAGCAGAAAACTTTATGCCGAGCAACAAGCCTTTATAAGCGGTTTCAAACCATTAGAACAATTCGCAGCTCCAAAGGCTCCAACAGTTACAAAATTTAGAGGCGCTTATGCTTCTGATGACATGACAACTGATCTTCAGAAAAACACTGATGAACAGGTCAAAATCATGACTGATTACGAGCAAAAAATGGCGGATGCTACAAATGCCGTTAACAACTCATTTGCTACGTTACAAACTGATGCCGCAAACTCATTTGCACAATTTATCGCAGACACGGCACAAGGGGATAAAAATGCCGGAGCCAATTTTGGTAAAAGCATGATGGGAGCCATTGCCAATTTTATGCAATCAGTCGGAGCGGCTTTGGTGACGACAGCAATTGCTTCAAAGGCATTTAAAGAATTAATTTTTAAGGAGCCTCTTGCGGCTGCTGCTGCGGGCGTTGCATTGGTTGCGGGTGCGGCAATATTGCGAGCTCAATTAAGCCAGGGTCCAAAATATACCGCGTTTGCTGACGGTGGTATCGTAAGCGGTCCGACGCTTGGGCTTATGGGTGAATATCCAGGGGCGAGCACAAACCCTGAAATCATCGCACCTTTGGACAAATTGAAAGGTATGTTAAATACTGGTGACAATACCGGATATATTGCAAGCACTCAGATTCAAGGACGTGATTTGGCAATAGTTTTGGAACGATATAACAAAGATTCACGACGTGGCTAGGATTTACTATGGCTCATTTAAGAGCATTCAAAATATAACGTATCGTGTAGAGCTTTACGATGGCGCTACTGGATCAACAACTAGTGGCACAGAATTAATTTTAAGTGGTGATGGTTTTGAAATTGAGCGCCAAGGCGATGGCTCAACTTATTACCAGGATTTCACAAGGCCATCAAGAATCACAACTTATTGGCACATTCCAAACAATACGGTAAAATCTGCATTTATTGACATTGCGAACAACGAGGAAAACAAATTTGCCATAGTTGTTTATCGTGGATCTGATTTGTTTTATGTTGGAAGAGTTATTGCGGACCAAGCTAGTTATTTGCGTGAATCGGTTGACGGCGCAATGATTTTTGATTTGGTTGCTGTGGATGCGTTGAATTTGATTGAGGGTTTTAACATTGATCCAACGTGGTTTACAGACAACCAGGCGACCGCTTTAGACATTATACGCAAGTGCATAAAATATGCAAAGCTTGACGATTATTGGTCATATTTAGGCGCTTCTATTTATTTAAAAGATGGCGTTACAATGTACGACACTGCCCAGGCAAGCTATAAGGGCTTGGCAAACACCAAATTAAACATACTTTCTTTTTATAACAATTTTGATGCGTTTGGTGATATCACTTTTATTGATACAGATGGCACCGGATATGCCGCCACAACAAACATTGATTTAGCCAATTGTAAACAAGCCATTGAGCAAATTCTATCAATCTATGGATCACGCATTCATTTAGAAAGTGGCGCGTATTGGATAGTTTCGGATGACAATTATAATGCAACTAGCATTACAACGCGCAACTACAATACTTCAGGCACTTATCAATCAACTACAACTCTAACGCATGCTGTAACGCTAGGAACAAGCGCACGACCAAAATGGGCGGCAAAGCCAACGCTTACTTATCAGCCGCCCGTTAGGTCAGTAGACGTTATTGAGCAACGTGATAATGCAATTTTGGTTGTTAGAACTGAGCCGGATGTCAATAGTGTTGAATTGTCTGTTATAGATCAATCAATCAATGATGCAAATGCCATTCGATGCAGAATGCTTATTAAGTGGATGGATAACAGTTATGTTGCCATCACAAGCGGTTCAGTAAAACGATATCAGCGTTATGCGTTTGAATACAGAATATATTTCAAAAACTCTGGCGGTGCAGTAAAACAATATAGTCCAAATATCAATGATTATTTTACACCAACGGGGCCCACAACTTATTTGAATGAATACATGACAATAGGCCAAGCAAGAAATGCCTGGAATACTTATGTATTTGATAGGCAATTGCCACCGCCTCCAAGTGGCTATAATCGCATGTTTGTGGACATGAAAATCAGCGCTGAACAAGGATCGTTTATTGCACCGAGCTCATGGACTGCCAGCAGTTTTAATCAAATTAACTTCTGGGGATCAATCAGTATTGCACAACCTTTTGGCACTGTTGAAAATCCAAATTATTCACGGATCACTAAAAATACAATTTCAGTTGCCGGAGCAGCTAGCAATAACAGCCAGCGCATTGAATGGATGCCGAAATATTATGATAGTGAGGGCGCTTATGGATATGGCTCTATTTACGTCTATAATGGCACCAGTTGGGTTTTATCTTCTGATTGGTATAGTGGCTATGCCTCAGCAATACATTCGGATTTAGGCACAATTCAAGGCCGACGCATTGGCGGAATGTATAACAAATTTGTGCCTGTTATCCAGGGAACTTTATACGATGCCGGAACGTTGAGCTCAATCAAAACTTTGCAGTTTGATTCAACACGATGGCTTTTCAATGGTGGCACTTATAACCCACGTTCTGAAACTTGGGATGGCGAATGGCTGGGGTTAACACCTGACTACACACAAGCAACAGCTGGAGGAGGGGTAAATTACAATCCTAGAACTGGCGAGCGAGTGATTCAAAGCCGTTTAGATTATCACGATTTTGCCATCAGCTCATTTAATTCACAATTTAGTTTAGTGCCTCAAAGCACACTTGAATATTTAGTCAACTATGCTGATCAGCCAATCACATCGCAGCCATCAGCCAATACTCAATATGAGGTGATGCTAAATTACACGAATAGCACCGGAGCAATTACTTGGCTATTACAAGAACATGGCACGTTTAAAACTTACACAACTGGGGCTTATTCTTTAGATACAACTTATGAGGGCTTCATTGGTGATTGCGCAACTGGATCTGTAACAATTAATTTGCCATCCGCAACAGGCCAAAAAGGTAAGCGCTATTATTTTGTGAAAAAAGGATCAGCACATACGCTTACAATTCAAGCTTATACTGGGCA